AAAATGCGGATAAAATGCAGGGAGCAAACGCAAAGATTGCTGCCTGTTTGAAATTGGAAAGCGCGGGCGGCGCAAATAGCAGGCCCGACAAAAATAATATGGGGGGCTGCAAAATGACAGCTGAAGAACTTAAAAAGAGCAATCCCGATGTTTATGCGGCGATTGTTGCAGAAGGCGAAGCTAAAGGCGCAAGCGATGAACGCGAACGCGCAAGCCGTCTTTTAGCTATGGGTGAAAAATGCGGTTGCACTGATTACGCCCTTGAATGTATCAAGAATAACTCCAATCCTAGTGATTCGGCAGTTATTGACGCATTCATGGATAAAAAGGTTGCCGCACAGGTTGTTGCCGCACAAAAGGAAGATGAAAAAAACATTCCAGAAGTTGTGCCGCCAAAAGACAACACACAGAGGGATAATGCCGCTGTAATGGCTGCATTTGAAAAAGAATTGGGAGGACAACTGTAATGGGAAATATCACAGGCAATAGCCAGATCATTAACCACGGGCCGGATGACTTGTTCATTGGCGACAATGAGTTTGCAAGTGAAGTTCTTTCTCTTGCGGCTGCTACTACTGCAAAAGACGGTTATGTTCTTGTGCGCAACGGTACAAGCGGAAAACTTGAACTTGCAGCCGCTGTAAGCGGCCAGTGTTTCGTTCTTGCTACACGCGACGACCTTGTAAACACAAACGCAAGCGGCGGTGCTGCAATGGACTTTTATGTTCGTGTTTGTATTGCTGGAAAAGTTAAGAAAAGCGGCGTAACTGTTGCTGGAACTGCTTTGACTGCTGCACAGGCAGACACTTTGAGAGCAAGCGGAATTCTTGCCCTTGATGTTACAAATATCGGAAAACAGGATAACCAGTAAACGGTTGTTCTTACCAACAGGAGAAAACAATGGACTTTTTGAAAAGAGTTTTGAAAATGTTCACAGATGACGCGCGAATGCAGAAGCGCGGATTCTTTACAACCTTCTTCAAGACAACTGAAGAAGATTATACAAACGCAGAATTTGTCGAAATCGACATTGAACGCAGCGGAAACAAAGTTGCGCCAGTTCTGAAAGACCACAGAACAGGCGGCGTTATTGTTGATGACGACATTTTTACAGAAAAGCGGTTTAAACCGCCTTATTCTTGTTTGAAGCAGCCTATTCCGCTTATTGACCTTATGCAGCGTCAGCCGGGCGAAAGAGACGATGACGCAACTATTGGTTCATGGTTTGCCCGCCTTGTTGCAAAAATCAAGAAGGCACTTTCTAAATTCCATCGTATGTTCAAAGAACAGATTGAATTACAGTGCGCACAGATTATGCAGACGGGTGTTGTTCAGCTTTCAGACGAAAACGGAAATATCGTTTATGACCTTGACTTCAAGATGAAGTCAAGTCACAAGCCTACAGTTTCTGTTGCCTGGAGTTCTTCAAGTGCTACCCCTCTTGCGGACTTGGAAGCACTTTGTGACGCTATCAACGACGATGGAAAAAGCGACCCTGCTATTGCAATTTTTGGACGCAACGCCTGGAACAATGCGCTAAAAAACGCAAACTTCAAAGATGCTGTTAAAAAAGACGGCATGAATCTTGGTCAGCTTTCACCAGCTTTGAAAAATCGCGGTGGCCGTTACATGGGTTATGTTGACATTGGTTCTTATCGCCTTGAACTTTGGGTTTATAACGACAGTTACGAATCTTTCAAGGGTTCAACTCTTACAAAGTTTATGAATGCAGACAAGGTTATTGTTACCGCTGCTGTTGAAGATTTGGACTTTAGAATTGTATTCGGTGGAGTGCCAACAGCTGGCATGAAAGAACCATTTGCAGCTATTGTTCCGGCAGAAGTTACTTATGACGGTTTTGCACGCATTCACAACCGCGTCTGGTACGACGAAAACGGCGATACATACACAGGCGAAAGCAAGATGCGCGCTTTGGCTATTCCAGTTTCCATTGATAAATTCGGTTGTTTGACAACCACACTTTAAGAGGTAAAACATGGCAGCGACTAAAGTTTATGAAATTGCTGATGGCACAGCCATTACATCAAAAGGCGTAATTCTTGTTGAAGGACAGGAAGTTACAAAAGACGATTTTCTTTCTGAAGAAGTTTTTAACGAGCTTATAAAGGCTAAGAAAATCGTACAGGTTACAAGCACTGGCAAGAAACCTGCAAGCACTGGCAAAACAGCTTCAAACCCTACTTCCTCTACAGGTGCTGTAGATGCTGATGCAGAGGACACAAACCCTAAATCTGATTCCAAAGACGATTCAGACAAAGGCAGCGACGCAGGCGATGACGCCGGAGACGCACAGTAAAAATGGGTTTAAGAGAACTTGCGCAGAAGGATGCGGCCCACACGATTGAGGGCAAGCAAGCCGGAAACACTGTTTTTACCCTTAGCGACAAAGCCGGGCATTCGTGGGAGATAACCGGGTTTGTGGGAGACATTGGCTATTCTGTTGATACAGAGGGAAACCGCGTTGCAGGGCGGACAGTGTGCGCAAGTTTTCTTGCAAGCCGTGTAAAAATAAACGGCAAAACTGTAACACCTGCGCCCGGCTGGAAACTTGTTTACAGGAATCTTGACGGGGAAACGCAGGAAAGCAATGTTGTTTTTGCAGAGCCGGACAGAACGATTGGACTTGTTCGGGTTTATCTTAGCTTGGATATGAGCGGAACGGAACAGGCGGTAAATAATGATTGAATGTGAGTGCAAAGAGCTTTTAAGTGAGCCGGATAATATCGAATATATCCGCGATCAGATTGGGGCGATTTTGAGCGTAGAACTTGCCAATCAGTTTGCGCTTGCACAGGAAGCAGCCGACCCTAACGCCCGTGACTACAACATTGCCGTTTATATTGAGAATGACGACCCCCTGCAATATGTTGACGGCGGGGCAAACCCTTTTCCGCTTGTAAACCTTTCTTTGGCAAGCACGGAAAAGGACAGCGGAAGCACAAGCATAAACAAGCACAACATGAGCGCAACTTTTTTGCTTGATGTTTACGCTACAGGCAACACGGAAAGTGGAGAGAATGCGGCCATGCGGGCAAGCCTTAAAGCCTGGAAAGCGGCGCGGATTGTCCGCAATATTTTGTGTGCCGAAAACTACGCATATTTTAAGATGCGCGGAATTGTAAGCGGGCGCGACGTTGTGAAGTTTGAAGCCGGAAACCCGGCAAACGCAAGCGCAGCTTTGAAAGTGAAAATTGTACGCATTACTTTGAATGTGGATTACATAGAGGGTGTGGCAATCAGCGAGGGTGAGGAACTTGAACTGTTTGACGCAAAAATAAGCGACAAAGACGGCAGGGTGCTTGTCGAATTCTAATATAAAAGGAGCAAAGAAAATGGGTGTAAGTCCTAGCACGGTTTCAAGAATTACAGGTCTTGAAACGCATTACAAAAACTTTAACACCGGGAATGCCGCAATGCTGCCACAACAGCTTGCGATTGTTGGACAGGGAAACGACGATGCCGTCTATTCTCTTGACAAGTACGAAATTGAAGGAAGCGCAGACGTTGTTGCACAGAAGTACGGCTACGGAAGCCCCCTTCACCTTGCGGCGTTACAGCTTTTCCCAAAAGCCGGAGCAATGGCCACATTCCCTGTTTACATTTTGCCTGTTGCAAAAGGCGCGCAGTGGACTAAGGCACAGGGCGAAATCCTTATTACTGGAGATGCTGCAACAAAAGCCGGAAGCGGTACTGTTAGCGTTGGCGGTGTAGACGCTGAATTCAGCGTTGCAAAAGGCGCAACAGCTTCTGAAACTATGGCTGCCATTGTTGCTGCAATTAACGCCGTGCTTGAAATGCCAGCGGCTGCTGCTGTTACAGCAGCCGCTGGAGATGTGCCGGAGCATATCACTTTGACCGCAAAATGGAGCGGCGTACTTGGAAACAGTATTACTATTGTTATGGATGCCGACTTGCCAGGCTTAACCGTGGCAATTACTGCATTTGCAGACGGAGCAGGAATACCAGACGTTACAGGTGCGCTTGAAAAAATCGGTCAGAAATGGGTTACATTCATTCTTTCAACTTTTGACTACAAGGCTGGAAGCGCACTTGATACATACCAGGTTTGGGGGGAAGGCCGCTGGAGCGTTTTGCAGAAAATGCCTTGTATTGTTGCGCACGGCTGTACAGACAACTACACAACACGCACTGCAATCACGGACGAACGTAAAAACGACTATATCAACTTTTTGATTCCTAGTGTTGGTTCGCCGGAGTTGCCTTTTGTCGTTGCTGCAAAAGGTCTGCTTAATGACATTATTACAACAGCGGATTCAAACCCGCCGCAGAACTACAAAGGGCAGCTTACAGGACTTAAAGCCGGAAGCGATGAAGCGCAGGAAACGCCACAGATTCGCAACCAGTCCATTCTTAAAGGCGCGTCAAACAACATTAAGAGCGGAAACGTTGCAGAACTGAACGACATTGTGACATTCTATCACCCGGATTCAGAAGGCAAATACCCTGGCCGACGCTACGTTGTGGATGCGGTTAAACTTATGAACATTGTTTATAACTGCCGCCTTATTACAGAAAGCGATGATGTTAAGGGCGCGCCACTTGTGCCGGATTCACAGGTTACGACAAACCCGAAGGCGATAAAGCCTAAGACTGTAAAAGGCTGGCTTGCAAACCTTGCGCATTCTCTAGCACTGAATGCGATTATCAGCGATGAAGATTTTACAAAAGAAAATCTTACAGTCGGAATCAACAGCGAAAATCCTAAACGCGTTGATTACGTGTTCCCGTGCAAACTTTCCGGCAACGTGGAAGTTATCAGCGGCGATATTTATTTTGGCTTTTATTTAGGCTAAGGAGTTGAAGGATGGCAAAAGCAGGAAGTGCATTTGAAAGCATAACTTTGAATGGAAGGAACTTCACTTGTGACAGCGAGAGTGAGCCGGAAGTCGACCTTACAACATATTCAAACGAAACCGCCGCAAATACAGACGGAACTTTCCGCATCAAGAAAACGCGCAAAGTCCAGTCCATTAGCGGCGTAGAAATTGCCGTTGACCCCGGACTGGGGGATTTGAGTTTTATAAACGACTTGCAAAACAAACTTGAGCCTTTTTCTTTTATGGCTACAAGGGTGGATGGTGGCGTTTATTCTGGCGAAGTTACGCTTGTTGGTGATGTGAAGCACAAGGAAAAAGACGGAACAATGGAGCTTTCCATTGAGGGCAGAATTGAAATGCTGTAACAAAAGCCGACTACTCACGTGAGTAGTCGGAGATTTTTATTTTTGAGGATAGCAAAATGGCAGAAGAAAAAGCAACGATGAGCGCAGAGCTTGCAGAACAAGAATTCAACGACTGGGCAGAAAAAATGGGACTGGAAGTTGAAGCGGACGAAAGCAGGAGCGAAATGAACGAAACACTGCTTTCCAGCGGAAAGAAACTTTTTATCCGTGCGCTTACAAAAGGAAGTGCCGTTATAAATGACAGCGGAAACCTTGTTTACACAGTTTCAAGATTCAGCCCGGAAGGTTACAAAGATACAGAGGTGGAAATCAACATTCCTTCACCTAGGGCCTTTGCAGCTGTAGGAAAAAAAGGAAGTGACGGAACACAGAAAGCCCTTTCCATTGCAAGCAGCATGACCGGGAAAGATACAGGCTGGTTCTTAAATCTTGGTTTGCCGGACTTCAAATTCTTTATGGGGATTGTCGGACTTTTTTTGATGGATTAACCGTAACGGTTGCGGTTGAGGGCAGAGAAAAAAAAGTTAAGGCTGCCGTTGGCGTTCCTGTAATGATTAGGGAAATATATCAGAATTACCACCTTCCAATGAAGCCGGATGAACTTTCATTGGAAGATTTGTTGTTTTGGTATGAACCGTTAATTCCTAGTTTGATTCAGATGCAGAAGGAGTTGAAAAAGAATAAGAATCGAAACTCTTGATTCGGTTTTTGCTGTTTGTCGGTTCTTTCAATTCTAATAAGATGCCAACAAAGCCGATGAAAACACAGATTGCAGGGATAAACCAAAGTTTTTCAAATCCATGCCCAATAAGGAAGCAAAGAACTGTAAGCGCAAGAAAAAAGACGGTGAATATAATCCCTGCAATAAATACAGTTTTTTTGCGACCTTCCAAAAGAGATTTCTGCATGTTTTGCGGTAATTCGTTAAACTTCATACTTCGATAATAAGGCGGTTTTTGAAATATGTCAACTACTTATCAAATAAAAACCGAATTTTCCATTTTAGACAAGGCTTCGCCTGCACTTTCCACACTTGGCAAAAAAGGTCAGTGGCTTGAAAAAAATCTTTCCGCTCCACTGTTAGCCGCCGAAAAGCGTTTTACGGCATTTGAAACAGCAATGAAGCGGGCTGTTGTGGGCGGTTTTGGCGCGGTGGTAGCAGCAGCCGCAACCGCCGTAAAGTCTGCCATTCCTTTGGGCATGGAACTTGAACAGAACTTGGGCGGTACAGAAGCGGTATTCGGTGAGTATGCAGAAAGCGTTCAGACACTTGCAGAGACCGCTTATAAAAATATGGGTCTTTCCGCTTCTGATTACATGGCAACTGCTAATAAAATGGGGTCTCTTTTCCAGGGGTCGGGCCTGGAGCAAGTGCGGGCAATGGAACTTTCCACACAAGCAATGCAAAGAGCCGCCGATGTCGCATCTGTAATGGGCATTGACACAAGCATGGCTATGGAATCTATAGCCGGAGCCGCGAAGGGCAATTTTACCATGATGGACAACCTGGGCGTTGCAATGAATGCCACAACTTTGTCTGCATACGCCCTTGAAAAAGGAATCAATTTTAAATGGAACACTGCAAGCAACGCTGAAAAAGCAGAACTTGCAATGCAGATGTTCTTTGAACGAACAGAACAATATGCAGGAAACTTTGCAAGGGAAGCCAACAGCACGCTTGCAGGTTCTTTTGGTCGTATGAAGACGAATATTCAAGACATTCTTGCAAAAATGGCACTTGGACAGGATATAAAGCCATCTCTTGAAAACTTGCAAGAATCTGTGCTTGCTTTTGCGCACAACATTGTTCTGGCTGTTGTCGCTATTTTAAATCAGCTTCCAGACCTTGTTTCGGGAGTGCTTTCCGCCGTAGGCCCTGTTATAGAACAGGCTTTAGGCGACATAAGAAGCCCATTTGGAGAAATACTTATTGCGGGCTTGAAAGTAATCAAGATGATTTGGGATTTGAAAGTTCCTATTCTTGCTATTGGCGGGCTGTTTATGGCATGGCACGGTATTGTGGACGTGATTTTACTTGTTACAAAAGTAATGAAAGGCTTTGAGATTGTGACAAGGGTTTTAGAAGGTATTCAAGTTGCACACAATGCGGCTTTATGGGGAACGACAGTTGCCATTGAAGCACAGGGTGGCGCGGCTGTTGCTGCCAGCGTAGGAATGAAAATTTACTCGGTTGCATCCAGCATTGCAGCCGGAGCGACAACGGCTTTTTCTACAGCAATGGGATTTTTAAACGCCGTGTTTGTTGCTTCCCCTATAGGCTGGATTGTATTAGGAATTGTTGTTGCCATCGGTTTGCTTATCGGAATTATTATCGCGTGTGTCAAACACTGGGATTCCATAAGCGCGGCTTTGAAAAGATTTGGCGAAGCCGCATTAAATATTCTTTCTACAGTTTGGAATGCGATAACAGGATTCTTTAGCAGGATTCCGCAATTTCTTTCTGATGTATGGAATGCCATAACCGGATTTTTTGCAAACATGTATCATGCGGTTATGAAATTCTTATTCGGAGACAATGCCGCCGCTATGGAAGAATTTGTAGCACAAATGATTGAAAAAATCGGGGCGTTTTTCGCCGGAATCTGGGATAGCATAACTTCTTTTTTTGGTAGCTTATGGAAAAGTTTAAGATCGTTCTTTGCAATGATAGGCGCGACTGTGGCGGGCTGGGTTGAATCTCTTAAAGCAAAGCTGCAACTTCTTTTTGATTTTATAGGCTGGCTTTTCGGTGGGATAGCGAATCTTTGGCAGGGGCTTGTTTCCGTATTCCAGTCGGAAGGGCTTATAGGAGTTTTTAAAAGAATCGGTTCTGCAATTCTTGGTTTTGTTCTTACACCGATTGAAGCGGTTTTAAGGGCGTTAGACTGGGTTCCTGGCATTGGTGACACAATGGGAAGCTGGGCGGATAAAATCTCAGAGATGAAAAGCGGATTTGACGCAAACGCAAGTTTTACGGAAAATCAAAACTTGCAGATTCCGCCAACAAAGACAGCGGCTGTTGCAAGTTCTTATTCACGGCAAGAAAGCTATTCAAACGTGAACATCAATCTTGCGGAACAACTGAAATCTGATAATTACGGCATGGTAGCCCCCGGCGTTACAGTCGCAAGGACAGCAAGCGGTTCGTTCTAAATCGGTATAGCGAGTTTACGCAAGCGCAAATATCATAAAAGCATGGCTTGGAATGATGAAATACAAGAAGCAGCGTATAACTCACCTAGCGGAAAGCGGCAGACATTCATTTATGAGAATGTCAGCCGCGAAACCGATTTAAAAACAGCCTCTTTTGTATTCCCGGAACTTGACGGGGCTTTAATCCAGTCTTTAGGGCTTGGTGGCAGAACTTTTCCATTAAAATGTATTTTTTCGGGCGCAAGCTGCAACAAAGAAGCAGACAGTTTTGAAAAACTTTTAAGCGAACGCGGACACGGAATTCTTGAACATCCTGTTTATGGCAAAATAAATGTTGTTCCGACTGGGAAAATCAAGCGCACGGACAATATTTTAGACGGTGCGAACGAAAGCAGCGTTGAAGTTACTTTTTCTGAAACTCTTGTTGATAAAGAAGAATCTACAAGTGAAGTTGCAACGGTGGACAAGTTGGATGTGGCAATGGACGAATACGAAAATTCTGCCGCCGCTAATTTCTCAAACAATATTTACACCGATTCTATTGAAGACAAGATGCAGCTTCAAGCCGCCATGAAGTCTAATGCAAATTCAACTTTCAAGGGCGTAGAAAAGATGATTAAAGCTGCGCCAAAAAACAAGAAAAGGGCAAATCTTTTTCAATGGTATGATTCTGCAAAAAGGTTTATTAACAGCATAATCGACAATGTAGACAAAATCGGAACTTTTGCAAATGAAGTGGCAACAACTACGATTAAGATGATTAGGCTGCCTTCACAAATCACATCAGACGCATTTTCAAAACTTGCTGGCTATCAGCTTATGATTAGAGACATTGCAAACAATGTAAAAGCCGACCCGTTCGGAACTAAGGCAGTTACAAATCAGTGGGCCGCCGCTACGCTTGCATGGGGAAGCATGATAGCGGCTTTAAGCTACGGAGTTGCAAAGGCAGCTGCGGAACAGAGCACAAATCAAGGGGCAAGCAATCCAACAGAGGATGATTCAGATTATTCAGACGGCAGCACAGGCGGCAGTTTTGCAAGCCGTTCGGACGTTCTGGAGACCGCGACACAGATTGCGGCAAGTTTTGCAGAGTACAGCGCGTATATTGATTCACAGAACAAGAAAAATGCTTTTGTTGATACTGGCGAAACTTACGAAAAACTTTTGAACGTTGTTACCTATTCCTTGCGGACACTTGAAGAAACTTCTTTTAATTTGCCTGTAACGCGAATAATAACGCTTGACCGTGACAGACAGCTTTTTGAGCTTTTAACAGAATTGTACGGAAAAGACGGATTCAACAGGCAAGATCAGTTTATAAACGACAATAAACTTACGGCAGATGAAATTGTGCTAATCCCTATGGGTAGAGAGGTGCGTTATTATGCCTAAAGTTCATACCGTTGCAAGTGGTGATTTGCTGTGGAAAATCAGCGTTAAATATTATGGGATTCCTGGAAAGTGGACGGACATTGTAAACGCAAATCCACAGCTTAAAGGTAGAAAAACAGCTTCAGACGGTTCGCCAATCATCCGCATTGGCGATAATCTCATTATTCCCGACACACTGGAGCCAAAAGAGAATAAAGCCCCTATACAAGCAAAACAGACTATTGTTTTGGACGAAAAGGCAAAAAAAGACCTTGCCATTTTTTGCGATGGGAAAAAGTTCACTGGTTTTACAGGGTACACGGTTGTTTGTTCGGTTGATACTTTTGACGCTTTTTCTTTTTCTTCTACCTGGGATTCTACAAATAAGGATTTGCGGGAATTATTCAGACCATTTACTTACAAGGAATGTGAAGTTTATTTTGACGGCGATTTAATATTTAAGGGGCGGCTTTTGCCAGCGGTTCCGAATGTTTCGCCGGATTCAAAAACTATAACCGTGCAGGGCTGTCCGCTTTGCGGTGTTCTTAATGATTCAACATTGCCAGATTCTCTTTACCCGCCGGAATACAATGATTTGGATTTAAAGCAGATAGCAGAAAATATTGCTGGCGCATTCAGCGTAAATGTACAAGCTAAAGTTGATGTAGGAGACAGTTTCAAAAGCGTGGAAATCGCGCCGGAAGACAAGATTTTAAGTTTTCTTACAAAACTTGCTGAACAGCGCGGCGTTTTTCTTTCCAATGCGCAGGATGGTTCTTTACTTATCTGGAAGCCGGAACAGGAAGAAGTAAGCGCAACTTTCAAGGAAGGCGAACAGCCTTTTATTTCCTGCGTTCCGACTTTGGACGGTCAGAAAATGTACAGCCATGTAACAGGTTTTACTAAGGTTGATGCAGACAATGATTCTGAAAAATATACATTTGAAAACGATTATTTGATTAAACACGGCGTTTTGCGTTGTTATTCAAAAGTTATGCAGGATGTTGAATCTGGCGGACTTGAAAATGCAGTTAAGGCAATGGCCGGGCGTATGTTTGCCAGTGCGGTTAAATACACGCTTACTGTTGCAGGTTGTAGGGATAAAAACGGCAAACTGTACCGTAAAAATATGATGGTCAGCGTGCTTGCGCCGGACGCAGAAATTTATAAAGAAACAAAGCTGCAAGTTGATGAAGTGCAGCTGAAACGGAGCGAAAGCGAAGGCGAACAAACCGTTTTTTCTTTAGTTATTCCTGGAAGCAGAACGGGCGAATTAAACGGGGGTTTTGCATGGGAAGAATAGGAAAACACCTTAAAGCTGAAATTGACAAATACATTGAACAGGTGATTGAAACACGCTTGAACTACAAACAGACCGCTTTAACCTTCGCCCCTAGCGGTGATGATTCGCCGCCGATTAAAGACGACAGAATTATTCTTGTAAGCATAGACGGAAACGGAAAGTTTGCCGCCGTTGGCGTTTTGACAGCTTCACAGGGAGCAAAGCCGGGTGAAAAGATTTTATATTCAAGAAATGAAGACGGCGAAGTGCAGGCGGTTTTATCGCTTTTGAACGACGGCAAAGTGAAACTTGAAACGCCGGAAGAAATAAGCGTTGCAACTGAAAAGGATTTGAAAACTGAAAGCAAGGCAAACATTGAGGTTTCAGCGTCGCAAAAAATGACACTGAAAGCGCAGCAAATGGAGCTTACAGGCGGAACGCTTAAATGCAAGGGAACTGCAACACCTAGCGGGCAAGGCCCGTTCTGTGCAATTCCTGTTTGCCCGTTTACTGGTGCGCCGCAATGTGGCACGGACGTAAGCGGAACATAAGGGGATTTTATGGCATTAGACGGAAATAAAACAGGAAGCGCGGTTTACAACTTGATAAAGACAACGCAAGTTTCTGATGAAGCAAGCTGTGAAAAACTGTGGCAGAAAATTGTAACAAAGATTTTTGACGACATAAAAAGCGATGCGGAAATAACAATTCCTAGCGGACAAGTTGTTATTGCTGTTGTAGGACAAGCAACGGGAACAAAAAACCCGTCACCTATTCAAAGCGAGATAGAATAAATGGATTTGAGCAAAACAGAGTTTGCCGGAGATGTACTTTTAAGCGGTGCGGACGGCATGGGAAACATTGTTATTGAAGATGGACTTGTTAAAGACTGCCGTAATTTTTCTACGGCTGTTTATTTGTCTTTATTTGGCGGAAACACAAGAGACAGCGCAGGGCGTGAAAATGAAACCTGGTGGGGCAATCTTATTCCAGGAACAAAGAAAAATGAAAAGTTGGTTTCTTCTTTTTATGCGATTGTAAACGGTTTGCCGCTTAATTCAAACAATATAAAAAAAGCGGTTGCAGCTGCAAAAGACGATTTAGGCTGGATGCTTGAAGAAGGAATTGCAGACGAAATTGAAACTGCAATTTTTGCAACAAATGCAAAAAAAGTGGAACTTACAGTTCATATAACAAAGAGCGGCGCAGACGTTCTAAAAGATACATACGGCTTTCAGTGGCAGGGGCAATAGATGGCTTACGAGAATAAAACGGTTGATTATGTTTACAATTTAATACTTACTTCCTTGCAGGGAAAGTTTAATAACAGACTTAGACCTTTGCCAAAAGCATTTATTATTGTGCTTGCAAAAGTTTTGTCTGCTATTTATATAATTCCGTTCAAATTGTGCGGATGGTTTTTGCTTCAGATTTTCCCGGACACTGCAAGCTATAGCAAAGTGAATGTTTTAGGGCATACAATACGCCCCCTGGTTAAACTCGGCGACCAGTTCGGAGTTCAACGCCCGATGGAAGGCAAGGCTTGGCAGGGCGTTATAATTGTTAAAAGGCTTGCTGAAAACAAGGTTATTGCGCTTGGAACTCAATTAAAAAGCGATATAACAGGCTTTATTTATTGCGTTTCTGAAAGTGTGGAACTTGACGAAGACGAGAAGCGGGTTGAAGTTTATTGCACTGAAAGCGGAATTGACGGAAATCTTGCAGACGGTGACATTCTTACTTTTGTAAATCCGATTGATTACGCAGAAAAAAATACTGAAGTTGCAGAAACAACAATAACAGGCACAGACGATGAAACTGAAGAAAGCTACAGGCGGCGCGTTGTGAACAGATACAGCACACAACCACAGGGCGGAGCTTTGGCAGATTACAGAATCTGGGCTTACGATGTTGCGGGCGTTTTACAGACATATCCGTATAATGACGAAAACTCACCGGGCGGCGTAATTATTTATGTTGCCGGAACTACAGATTTATACCCTACGCGCGTGCCAGATTCTGCGCTTTTAGTTGCGGTTGGCAAAGCGTGTACTTATGACCCGGACACTGGAGCTGCTAACAGAAAGCCATTGACTGCTATTCTGGATCCGCAAGGAAATGAAACCTACCCGAACGTTAAAGCCGTTCGTATCACGAATTTTAATGTATATGTAACAGGGCTTACAGGCGTTACAGCTCAAGATTTTGGCGAATCGCTTAAATCGGAGCTGGAGACTTATTTTAACAACAGAGAGCCTTATATCAGAGGTTTAAGCAACGATAATAACCGCACAGATTCTATTCTGCGCAATTCCCTTATTGCAACGGTAAACAACATTGCTTTGAGCATGAAAGCAACTTTTGACACTGTAACAATGAATACAACTGGCCCTGTAATAGCCGAATACACGCTTGGAAAAGGCGAACTTGCAGCATTAGGCGACCTTTATATTAACGGGGTGATTTATGAGGGCTAGTTTTTTAGACGCAATAAAACACCTTCTTCCT